TCGGGAAAGGCAATAACGGATTTTAAATACTCAACATCTGAGTCTATAGAAAAGTTTAAAACATCATTCATAAGACCAGATACATTCTCAAGCTCTCTTGGGAATCTAACCGCAGCGTCATTGTTCCCCTTCTCAAACACAAAACTATCTCCAACAACATCTTGAAATGCTTTTTCTACAGCTTGCTGTGCAGTCTCAAAATTCTTATCGCCACTTACCAAATAACCTTTTGCCGTATTTCTAACTACATTTTGCATAGCATATATGTGGTTGGCTCTTCCTGCGGATAAACCAGGGTCTACAACGCCATCTGTAAACGAACCTATAATACTAGAGGAGTAGTCTCCAAATATATCTCTGATTTGCTCTTCTATCTCTTGCCCTAGGGAGCTACCATCTGTTATGCGTTTGTTTTGTTCACTTACATTCGACTCTTCATTATATGTTCTAACTGCATTTATGCCTATAGATTGTGGCCTTGCTATCGTCAACTGGTCTACGGTGTCTAGTCTGCCTGTTTCAACCAAATGCTTAAAAACAACATTCTGTTGTTCCCCAAACTGAGCTAAGAAATCTTTGCCAAACTGACCTTTTTCATCATAAGACTCTATACCATCGAAATCTGATTTAAACTTTGTTACCTGACTATTTGTTAGGACCCTTACATCTGCTGATGGTATGCCCATGCTTTCCTGTAATGCTATTAATTCAGAAGGATTTAAAGGCGCATCGGGGTTAATTCTATTGTAGTAATCAACAAAATCAACTTTTATTAAGTTGTCTCTTGCTGCTATACTTTTTGTAACTTCGGCTAATATACCGTCATTTATTGGGCTTGGCTCGTCTATAGCTTTTTTAGACAAATCCGCTAATTTTTTTTGTTGCTCAGTGGCGCTACTAAATTGTATTTCATTAAATACTTGTGACGCACTAGAAGCAATTTTTACCGTCTCCATAAAATTATTAGCGTCCTGAAGTAAGCCAGCATCTACAAGATTTGCAAAAATAGAATTTTGAGACTCAAGCATCTCATTTGACATAACGCCCTTTGACGCTCTTATTTCTGATGTTAATTGACCTATATCTTGTTTAGCGGAGGCTAAAGCTATAGGCTGCTTTTCTGATATTGCTCTTCCTATAATACTTAAAGCTGTGTTTCTTACGCTTTGGTCGGTAACCCCAGCAAACATACCCCTGCTTTTATTTACATCGTCCTCTAAAGAGTTTAGGTCTGAAATGGACATATCCCCAGCCATAGAAGAAAGGCTAGTAAATAAAGCGCTTTTTGCCGCATCTTTATTTTGGGTTCTTTTAGATTCTATAGCGTTTATCAAGACGGTTCTTTTTTCCGCCTTTAGTTCTGAAAAGTTTATTTTTTGCTCAGTACCATCTAATTGCTTTATTGTTAGCTCTTCTCCATTCGCTATAGCTCTAGTAAGATTTGCTGCGGCTGCATCAGTATATTCAGAGTATTCCGAGGCTACAATTACACCGTAAGAAGACTGAAACAGCTCGTCTTGGATGTCAGCCTCCATTCTGGTTCTGTTTGTATAAATTGAAGACAATCTCGTAGATTTGGTCGCCGCGTCTATTGTAACATCTTGCTCTGTTTGTTGCTCCAATCTATCTAAATCTTCAATTGTTGACGCAGCATTTAAGCCAGTAATAAAGTTGCTATTGCTTATGTCCTTTAGGACTCCTTGCTTATTGTAACTTACTTTTAAGCCTTGAGTTTCGTAATCAAGAAAAGCCTCGTCTAATGTGCTTCTAAGGTAAACTGCTCTAGGGTCATTTTCATCTAGCCCCCTTAGTGTCTCTAAAGTAGCTTCAATAAATTCGTCAGCCTTTTCTGCTCTAATTACTTGATTTCTGTTAAATGCTGTTTGTGCGCCCTCAGAAGAAAAACCAACAGAATACTGATTAAATTTTTGGTTTATTGCTGCTTTTTGACTTTTTGTGTAATTTTCATATTTACCTTGAAACTCTGCCTCTAAACCAGATTGAAAATCTGCTGCCTGTTGATTGTACTCTTCAACGGTAGACGCCCTGTTATCTCTATTAAACTGTTCCCATCTTTTCTTTGACTCAACAGTTACGTCACTTATTGCCTGTCTTGTCTGGGCATCTTTTTCAGCTAAAGCAAATTGTTGCGCAACTTGTCCTATGTCAGAAAATGTTTTTTGATAACCAGTCAGCGCCCTACCAGGCGCAGTAAATGCAGCCGCACTCGCTCTTGGCGATAACTGCCCAGCAGCAACTCCTACAGTTGGGCCAGCACCCTGATTGTATAACGGTATTTTAGGCATTATGCTGTTATACTCCCATAACTTGACGCTGCCTGTGTAAACCCACCAAGCAGAGATTGTTGTCCTTGTGTTCTATATGCCGCGGCTTGCGCTCTACCTTCAGCAATAGCTAAAGTAGCTTCTGATTTCTTTTGCATTTGCTCTATACTAGATGCGTACTGTATTCTAGCCGCATCCTTTTCCCTGTTGAAATAAGTGTCTGCCAGCGCCTGTAATGCACTGCCTGACATCTGAATACCTGACTTAGCTGTAGCAACCCTCTGCGTGGCTATAAGGCGGTCTGACTGCCTTCTTAGGCTGGCTTCTTCTGATACCTTGGCCCTCTGTAAAAGTATGGCTTCATTCTCTGCAACCTGTGCATTATATTCAGCTACTTGTTGTGCTGCATTGGCTGCTTGATTAGCGCCCTTTGCGCCCATTACACCGCCAAGGATTTGACCCCCAGCAGCGATTGCCATCATAGTACCTGGCTCCATTACTGCACCCTAGCCATGCGATAGTAATCAGAACCGTCTGGTCCGTAACTTCTCATTAGCCCTTCCATCTCAAAGCCCATCCACTTTCCAAACCTAATAGCTTTTGCATCACTTACTGCAATGCTCGCCTGTATTCTTGCTAAGTTATTCTTATGCACTATAACATCAAACATAAGGTCTGCATACTTAGCAACTGTGCGTGGCTTTGATTTTGCAAGTGTGCCTAACATAACCCAAGCCTCTCCAACTTTACCCCACAGCATATGTACACCGCCCATTGCCACAATCTTGCCATCTTCTAACAAAGTATAGCCGTGAATAGCATAGGGCGCTTTGAAAGCGTCTTTATGCTCTTGTAACATTTCGTAACCCAAATCTATATTGTCCATGTCTTCTCTAACAAATTCACGCAACTCAAGCATCGAATGTATTTGACCTTCTCATTATAGCCACAATCGTCATAGGCAGTGGCTGACTTTGCCTAATAACAACCTGTGCATCATTCTCATAACCAGATGGAAAGAATATTTCTTTGTCTCCGCTGAATAAAGGAACGGCTGTATCCATAGCCATGCTACTGTCTCTAAAAGGCAGTCTGTCTAAATTGTTTGTGTCGGGTCCTAATTCAGCACCAACTGTGTCTAAGAACCTAGCAGTGATACCGTGAATACGCTTAATCTTACCTTGCGCAATACCATCGTCAGCACCAGCTTCTAAGCGTAGAGTTTCTACAAGCGAGTTATAAGATAGCCCCACATGTACTTTGCTTGCACTTCTGTCTAATGTAATAGCGCCACTTGAAACAGTTTTGTCTGGATGTGTCGAACCATCAGCAAGTATTTGAACTGTCTCACCTTCTAAGTGGTCTAGCCCAGTTATAGATGTAGTGGCAGAACCGTCATATGTAATACCGCTATCAACATAAAATGCGTCTTCAACATCCTGATTAAAATAAATAGATTTCATAAAGACAATATGTCTAACAACAGAGCTATCTATTGTTCTCTTAACAGATAAATATACTTGGTCTTCTGTGCCGCTTGGTATAGCTGTTATACTCTCTACAACACCGCTACCGCCTAAAGGATGTTGATGCCACCCTATTGTGTTATTTGCTGGGTCATAACTAAGCCCTATTAATGTACCATCGCCTCTTACAAACCATAAAACAAGTTCTGGCTCTTGCTGCCAAACCATGTCAGTTAAACCACCTCTTGCAAGATGCTCACCTAATACAGTTAAGTCTCTTCCTACTAGGCCGTCTGTGTCTAAGCTAAAGGTAACTTCTTTTACTTTCTCGCCACCTTTTTGAATCATAATCGTACTAGCGCCAGCTCTTAACGGTCTTACATCACCAGAGCCAAATGTAGTTTCTCTTAGTACGTTTACGTTTGTTGGTGTTACGGCTGTTGTTCCTGTACCGCCAGACAAGGTAAACTCTGCACTGGTAGTCATAATCTGTAAGAAACGTCCTGGAACTATATGTTTGATAACATTAACTTGGTCAGATGCAATCGTAACATTTATAGCTGCATCATCTTCTGTGCCAGGCGTATGGTTTTCAAAGTCTGCTGTAACCGAACCAAATATTGTTTGGGGCTGTGCTGTTGTACCAGCAAAGTATAAGCGCTCTTCATAAAAAGCCACAGCTCTAGGAAATCCATTCTTTGTGCTAAAAGAACCCTCAGACCACTGTGTTGTTCCAGACGTTGCTACTGCTGGTAATACTAAAAAATTATGTTCCTGCACAACAGCCGTTGCTGTAGTTGCGTTTGTTACTGCTGTTATTTTTACAAATCCAGTGCCACTGTGCTGATACTGCCAATCAATAATGCCGTAAGTTTCTGTTCCCTCTAAATGTACTGGCGGTTGCGTTCCAGAGGTATCACTTCCAGCATCTGTTTTTTTATACAAATTTCCTTCAAAATGCACTAAGTCATTTTGTGCATAGGCTGTACTGGCAGCCCAAGCCTCATGTCCTATCTCAACACGCTCTCTAAACTGAAATAGTGCGCCTACATGACCAGACACAAATAAATCGGCAGAAGCTGTTAAGGTCACAGTACCAGTGTTTGCGCTAGATGTAATTGTTGTTGTTGTTATATTTTCATCAAGATAAGGCCCATCAATAAAAGCTACATCTGCAAGCGTGAATGATGTTTCTGTTGTTCTCGTTAACTTTGCTGGTTCATGGTTTTTGTGAGCTAAAAAAACTACGTCAGCAGATTGCACATGGTTTATCTCAAATATTTCAGTAACACTATCTACACCATATGTTGTAGTTACTTCAACAATTTTACCAGCAGTTCCAGCAGAACTGTAGGTTGTGAATGCAGAGCTATCAACACCGCTTAACTGAAATGTATTAGTTGTTTTGCCAGCAACAGTAAACTCTCTTTTGTTTAGCTCAACCATACCAACTACAGATTCAATAAATACTCTGTCACCATCATTAAAGCCATGACCATTAGAAGTAACAACTGCTGGGTTTGCTTTTGTGATTGCTGTAATTGTTTTTGTGGCCTCTGTTAAAATCTCTCCATCCTTAAAAAACCGAATGTAACCAGCGCCAAACTCAAGGACATAAGCTTGCGTATCGCTAAACTCAAAGTTGATTAATCTTACTTTACCGCCATCTTTGGATGAACCAGCATATTGTGTGCCTGGTCTTCTCGTTACACCACCTTGCGGAAAGACAAGCATGTTCTGTAATGTTTGAGCGCCAGCGCTGTATTTCTGTAAATCAATCCTACCTTCAAGACGAGGCGATAGCTCACCAGCTTGGAAGTTGGTAACAATGGATGATACTCGCGCCATTTTAGAACCTTGAGTTTATAAATGAGTCTGCAATGATTTTGTCTGGCACACCTTCAGCAGCATCCATAGAACGAGCCTCTGCTAATCTAGTTTGGTACAACTGGAACATTTGTTGCCCTACAGAATTACTACCAGTGATTGCATACGCTACTTCGGATGCTAACTTGTGAGCAATGGTACTAGAAAGCAAGCTATCATACTGCTCTGTGTCTGTTACTCTGCCTATGTAAATAATCTTGCAAGTAGATTCGTCTGTTAATATTTTGCGGCCTTCTACCTTAAACATATTCTGTGAGTCATATGCGGCAATCTCGTTGTCTACATTTGCGTTCCAGAAAGACAGAACTCTTAGGCAGTAAGGGTTAGTCGGTAAGGTGTATTGATAAGTAAACCCAAATGCAGGAGCAGCGCTATCTTGCGCCAATGCTTTTCTTGTGATAGCTGCGTTCCAAGGATGCGCTCTTAGCACTTGGTCTCGTACAGTTTCAAACCTACGGTTACACAGTCTAGCTTCTTTTGAGTTTTCCGTTAGCGCTGTAATGGTTGCTGCACCGAGCAAATCCATAGCTTCATTACATATATCAACTACCGATGGCATGTTTAACTAACCTTTCAACCTTTACTAGCGCACCCTGACTAACATTGTTGTCACCGCCAGACATAACCCAGCCTTTTTCTTTGTGTATCTCAACTATTTCTTTCAGGGCTTTTGTAGGCAATATTACCACATAACCAGTGCCTATGACAAATGCCCAATAGTCTGCTTCTGTTGTGTCTACGCCAGATGGCTTACCTCTACAAAAAAACTCCACAAACACTTTACCAGTTTGCGAAGCTCTAAAATCTCTTTTAACTTCTATTGTTTTTCCAGACAGCAATTCGCTTAACCACTTCTCAGCTAACTGCCCTACCTTCAAATCATATTTAAAATCGTTGTTATATTCCAAGTCATTTCCCCAGACTGGAAGCAGAAAGGGGCGGTAGAACCGCCCCAATCATATTAGTTTACAACGTATTCAATAACAAAAGCCATGTCTCCAGCGGAGGCGCCTTCTGCATTGAATGTTGCAGCAACATAGTAAACATCGCTTGGGTCTTCGCTTTGACCAGCTAATTCCCAAACTTGTTGACCTGTTGTGTTTAAGTCTAGCACTTCATAGCGAAGTTCTGCTACAGCAGCGCCATCAGCAACCGAAGTAGCTAACGCGTCCACATCCACAACAGTACCGTCATTGGTGTAGAAGCCAACATTGAATGTGCATGAACCGCCTAACCCATCTGAACCAACACGTATAGATGTGAGGGTTGCGTGAGTTGGGATAGGTGCAAGCATAACAATATCAGTATCGTTAGTGTCTGTTGCAGCTAAAGCTACGTTACCTTGAGCAACGCGAATTACACCGCCTAGCTCACTTGCGCTGTTTGAAACTTGAGGGAGAGCCTCAAGATTTGCGATTAAGTCAGAATTTTTAGTTGTCATTTTCTATCTCCTATCTTAATCTGGTGTTTCGTCACAGAAGATTTGAACAACTTTGTTCTCTTCCATACGAGTTGCGCCAATATCCATGCAGTAATAGACTTGAGTTGCGTAACCTTTGTCGGAACGCTCATCAATTCTTGCAGAGATGTCTTTACCTATACCTAGAGCCATTCCATCTTCGGCCCATGCAAAGCATGTACGAACATCAGTCGCAGATACGCTTAGACGGTTTGTCATGATGAACTTAAAGCCCATAAAGGTATCGATGTCACCCTGTACAAGAGCCTTAACAGTGTTAAAGTCACTTGATGTTACCTGAGTTGTTCCTAACAAATCATCGATTTGCTGTGGTCCAACCGCGATGTAACGAGGTATTGATGGGTC